TTTTATGTGTAGTAGTCCCGCCGAGAATCGAACTCGGATCAAAGGTTTAGGAAACCCTTAATCCAAATCTGATTTTCAGCGAGTTACACAATTAGTATGTGATTTTGTAGAATTATTGTAGAATTTCTGTATTTCATCATTCATTACTACGTTCATTTCGCCCACAAAGGTAATACAATTTTTTGGGAAACGAGCAAGAAAAAGTGCCGACTTCTCAGCCGACACTCCCAACTAATAAAAAACAATCTTAACCTTAAAGAAACCTATTTAAGTTCTATGTACTCTGTGTATGTTATCCGAGTGTGCGGATTAGTGCTGACAATTTCCTGTCTGATAGCCTTACACCCCCAACGGAAAAACAGAAACTTCTTCGGCACTCTATGTACTATTTGGACTATGGTATCTTGCGATACGACATTCAGCGACACATCACGCCCTTTCAGTTCACCAAGTATATTTACCCACGCATCATGCCAACTGAAAGACTTAACGGTATCAATGGTGCCATTGCGATACACAATGCTGTCACGGACTTGTGTAATCACTTTCACCTCCGTTTCTGTTGCAGTCGTAGAGGCTGCTTTCAAGCGTTTAACCTGTATTCCTAACTCATCGGCTGTCTGGCACATTGCCTTATACTTGCCTTTCAGTTCTGAACAAGAAAGCTCCAACCTTTGAACACTCGCAGCCGACTTACCAGCTTCTGTTTCGTAGTACGTTGCTTTCTCCATCAGTGACGTCTGATTACCTTGCAAGCGGTTGTTGTCTGATTGCAACGCCTTGTTTCGCAGATACAGAGCGGAACTAACGCATAACAACATCGCTATTGCAATACCAAGCCATCTGTTCATCTTAGTACATTATTTATATAGTCAATGATACCGTCCACATGGAGTTTGGTTATTGCAGCTTTTCCGTCTTCACTTAACAGCAGCTCCAAATCTTCCATGTTGTCGTAGAACAGGTTTTCTGTCAGCACAGCGGGGCAAAGAGTATTACGGCAGATAGCAAGGTCTTGCGGAATGTACCTGTCGTTAGGAACGGCACGATTGCCTTTAAGACCTAACTCAATAGCCTTATCCCACAGACAAGCAGCGAGTTTCTTGCTGTTAGCCGAGGCATTAAGTCCCACATGAGCGGAAAATCCCCTTGCGCTATACCATTTGCCGTTACAACCAGCAGCGTTACTATGTATTGACACCACAAGCACATTCTTGGCACCCACCTTACGGCAGATGTCATTGACACGCTTACATCGAATTGAAAGCGATATGTCAAAGTCTTCTGGCACTATTCGCTCTACATCATACCCCTTACACTTGAGGCAGCTTTCAACACGCTTTGCAATTTCCCTTGCAAAAGCATATTCACGCAAACGACCATCGGGCGATTGCTTACCCTTGGTGTTTACACCGTGTCCATTGTCGATTAAAATTTTAACCATAATATATAATTAGCTTAAAATGTTGTATAAATGCGCATATAATTTTACGCAGATATTGTATTTATGAATTAAGCCGTTGGTAGAAGTCTGTTTTGATGTTGTCGTATGCGAGCTTTACGTTAGTATAGGCTCTGGCATTGTTTGCACCGTCCGCATTGTAAATCTCGCCCTCCACCACCTTTGCCACATCTTCCACCCATTCGATAACGCAATAATCGGATATTGGTTTTCCTCTGTAAGTGAATGGGTCAAAACGGCTGTTTCTATCATTGTGTATCACCATTAACGACTTGCGGATTTTAGCCGCTGTCGCTTCGTGGTCTATGATATGATTCTCTTGGCGCACCCTTTTAATCAGCCGACAAACTTGCTCTATTGATAGGTCAAAGGCAAATCCTGTCAGATTGCGTATGCGCAGCAGCGTTTCTGTCCTTAGACCCTCCGATATGTCTTGCAACATATCATTCTGGGCGTTGGTTGTCTTGGCAAGCTCTTGCAAGCTCTCCTTGTTGTCTTGCATCATCTGCTCAATGATAGCCTTGAACCACTTGAAAATGGCAACCATCATTGCAGCCGACAAAATCAAGAAGAAAGCCGCTGTTACTGCCATCATGCCGAAATCACTTATACCGTGCGCAACTGTCGTTACATCTGTCATGCTATTCATCGGCTTCGTCTGTTTTTGGTACGTTTATAGAAATCGAAGTTCTCTTTGTCCTCCTTTGTCACCTCACTGTTTGGCGAGAATACACGAAAGCCGTACATATTGCCATAAGATACCACCTTGATAATGGCACGGAATGGATAACGCCTCTTAGGGTTACAGAATACATCTTTCAGTTTCTTGCTGTCAGTGAAGAAAGCAGACCTGTTATAACCCTCGCCATAAGCGACAAGAGTACGCTCCCCGTTCTCTGTTGCTCTGTTCTCCCAACCCGTGAATACTGTCACTTGGTTCACTACCGCATCCACAGATGTAAACTCACAATCGAACAGGTCGCTGTTCTCGTTAGGGTCTTCTACAAAATCTTCTATCTCGTTCATAAGTCCATTGGAATGTTAAGGGTTTCACAATCGTTGTCTATCATCGTGCGGATAGCCAGACGGTCTTTCAAGAAATCCTCATAGGGTTTCTTTGCGGATTCATCCATCAAGCCAAGTGCTGCACTCTGATACTCGTTCACTAACTTGCTTTCAGTCTTGGCTGGGTACTTTGCAGTAATCAGCGTACTGAAAATGTTGTCGGCAGTCTTGGGGTATTCGACACGAAGGCTGTCATACTGCCACATCTTGCCTGTCGGGTTTTCTCCGTCTTTGGCTATGCGTGTACCGCCCATTTCTTCTGTCACAACCTCCACTTCCTTTATGTTGAAGTTGTAGAGGAATGTTCCCTGTCCGTTGTTGTACGGGTCTATCACTTGCGGACGCTGTGCTGACAGCAGACCCATTGATAAAATACTTGTGTCCATCGTTTATAATTTTATTAAAGACATTCTTTTTGTGCGCCTCACTACATCTGATAGTCCAACCCCATTCAGACGGGAAGAGGTGCTTTATATCATTCTCATCTTTAATAGGACATTTCTTAGCGATAATGGACGCTTTGCGGTAGAACCTTAACAGTATGCTTTTTCTAAGCAACACATTGTAATGGTTTTGTAGGAAACCGCAATAATCAATGCCTCTATCATCAACGGGGTATATCTGCCAATTTGCCTTGAACTCAACTTTCAGTTCGGTTGCGAGATACAAGCCTGTCATATCAAGCACAAAGTGCAGTGCCTCTTTGCTCTCGCACAAGAAAACCATATCATCCATATATCGGAAATAATACAGTTTCACTCCAAACATCTTTAGAACAATCAAAGCAAGGACTTCCTTAACCCAATGGTCAAAATAAGCCAGATACAAATTTGCTAAGTATTGGCTTGTGTAGTTTCCAATAGGCAGCCCCTTGTCTTTACCGTTACTGTCAATAATCTTGTCTAACAGCCTTAACAACTGTTCATCCGCAATAGTAAACCTTATGATTATTTTTAATGCGGTATGGTCTATGTTGTCGTAGAACTTGCTAATGTCAGTTTGAAGACAAAAGCGAGTCCCTTTCTTATCTCGCATCAATGCGCTACGCACATCAAGCATACACTTGTGTACTCCACGACCTTTAATGCAAGCATAGGTATTTTCAATGAACAAGTGCATCCAATGCTCACCCAGCACGTTAATCACGCAATGATGAATGATACGGTCGGGAAAGAATGGCGCAATCATCAGTTCACGCTCTTTCGGGTCGTAAATCTTTCTTTTCTTGTATTCGCCTGGTACATACGTTTCATTAGCCAACATTTCATACAACTCATACAGTCGCTCACAGATATTGTCGTTAAATTCGTTAATCTCTGTTCGCTCACCTTTTCCACGCTGTGCGTTGTATTGAGCCTTGCACAAATTTTCATTCGTGTATAGCAAGTGATAAGCGTTCTTTATCTTCTTTGATGGGGAACAAGCCAGCTTGCCTGTATCTCCAACATAAAGACCGCAATCCTCAAAGTCGGTATATTGATACAAATATGTATTTGCTTTCATTACCTATGTTGTGCCGTTAGTCTAATACAGAGCTTTCAATCATTTACTCGCACCGTGTTAATCACTATTTTTCCACCAAGAGGTGAAGTGTCGGCAGCATTAGGTATCTTATTTCTCAATTGAAACCAAACGGTAAAAGCGGAAGCCACTGTTCGCATTCGAGTTCGAGGAACGATTATTCGCATTCGCATACCCCCAGCCCGCATTCGCACCATTATTCGCATTAGCAGACAGAAGCAAACCCCATACTACCGACACTTAAAATATTTTGTTTTAATATTTCCAATTCAAACGGTTCACGTTAGCCCGTTTTTTCGTTGCTCCGTGAACCGTCATTTTGCAGTCCGTCAGAAACGGCACAAGCGGAAGCCACTGTACGCAGACGAGTTCGAGGAACGATTAACCGCAAACGCATACCCCCAGCCCGCATTCGCACCATTACGCGCATTAGCAGACAGAAGCAAACCCCACCAACCAGACGCATCTCTACCAGGGTGCCAAAAATAGTCACAAGCACCTTGATTGCTACTACCACCTATTGCATCGGGGAAGCAGATACCATTGCTTGAAATGGCAAAGTGTAGGATATATCCACTATCACGGGGCAAGTCGCACATTTCCGTATAGCCATCGGGGACAGTCGTAGCATTGTCTGAATGTGAAGTGAACTTTGTCGGGTCTTCACACAGATAAGCAATACTCCTACCTCCCTCCTTGTCGGGGATATGGCGTATAAGCACATCATCTGCCAAAAGCCACAAGTATTCAAATGGGGCTTCCAAACCACGGTAAGATGTCACATAGACGGTCTTATCTCCACCCGTCCAACCTTTGATGAGGTATGCAATACGACCTGTATTGTTACCAAGCGTTGCAGTAACCCCACAAGGCACGAAAGGATTATAGCCGCCCCATGTATTCCACTGACTACCATCAACAGCGGGACCACTACCCAAGCCGCCCTGTCTGAATCCGTCAGCAGTCAGCGTCTCGTTGTAAGTGTCTTGACAATGCAATGAAGCATATTCTATGCGTTGCAACCACGCAATTTCTGTATATACACGATACACGCCAAGGTGAGTGCCGTTTTTACAATAAGGTCTTGCGCCAGCCTTGCTGATAGATGTTCTTGGCATACCAAGCATGGAATGATAAGTACCATCCCAAGCAGAATTGGAACCGCTACCGCCACGGTAACGTGCGGCATTGTCAAGCATTTTTAAGATACCATCTTCATCACGCAACAGTTCGCCAGAGCCATCCCATTGCAACCAACAACCAGACACGGCTGTATTGGTATCACGGTCAATAGTCGCACACCAAGGCGAGCAAGTCTTGCGTGACATCTTCACAAAACCAGGCAGAGGGTATTCCGATATGGCATATAGCCACTTTGTACCCTCAACCTCAAAACGACCGTAATAGTCGGGCTTTTCCAACATCACGTTTCCATCCGTGCTGTCAATGGTAGCCTTTGCGCCCGAATCCTTTTTACGGCTGTCATTCTGATGCAAGTAGTATTTAACAGAGCCGTCCGCATTTTCCACGAAACGCCTCAGTTTCTTCTGAATAGGTAATGTGCGGTGCAAGTCAAGATTGCCAACTCTTGTGAGCTTGTAGTCCTTGCTCGTAAAGTCACCTTGCACACCGTACCACATATCGTAAGGATATTGCGGTTTCGTTGAACCGCTGCCTAAAATAAGTCCCATACTCTTATACGATTTTGTTAGGTTGTTCACTCGCTCCCCAATATACCTCATACTTCTGCAAGTCAATAGCGTTTGGGGAAATGTACGCTATCATTGCGGGTGTCCAATCGCCAATTGGCACAGGAAAGCCTCCCCTCTCCCTGTCACCAATAAGGCGGCAGTCAAGCAGTGTGTCGCTCAACATAGTGTTTTCCTTGCTACGGACATACACAGAGAACGGCACACCGCCCAAAGAGAAGCCCTTGGAAAGGTCGGTAATACGACCCTTGGCTATAATTCTTACATCTTCCATAATTTACTTGGTAAATCTACACTGCAAAGGTAGTAAAAATGTGTCTAAGAAACACACTTTATTCCATAAATCAACAATATTTGGAGCATTTGTCCCAAAACACCGCCTAATATGGTGGCTAACAAGTCCAACCAATCCCATTTACCACCATAAGCTCTGTCCTTAAACTCCATGCCACAAGCCAATCCACCCACGAATAAAATCGTGAGTAGAAAGGCACATGGTATGGCATAAAGAAAGTGCTTTTGCCTGTTGCTTTCTGTAATCCAATTCATAATGCCAATAAATTTGTTAAGTTCGTTTCAAGCGCATTGATTTGCGCTCGTTTCTCATTTCTATCTTCGTGTAATGCCTTGATGTCATAAGGCAGTTCTTCACCGACAAGGGAGGCTTCATAACACTTGATAACTTGATAATCTGTTTCTGACAATTCAGCTTTGATAGCGTCAATCTCACCCTGTATTTTTGTCGTGTTCACAACCTTTTCATAGTTGAACGAGATACGATTTCCATTGTCGTAAGGAACTAACCGAATGGTGTAATTATCATCATCGGATATAGTCTTACTTTCATCAATATCATCAACAGGCTTCCAATCAGAGGAAAGGTTCTGCACCTGTCCTTGCTCTACCTCCCTTGCTCTTAGAAAGCCATTCTCTATGTATCCATATTTTGCCATAGCTTTATTGTTTTAATACTTCCATCTTGATACTAACCAAGCCTCTTTTTTCACATCATTAACATAGCCGATTGTAAAAACAAACATACCACCTTGTCCCTCTCCAAATGTGTAATCCGTGTTTTCAGAAGAATTATCGTAAATACAATGCCCCGTCAATGGCTTAAATAGCAGCGAGCCACTCCACCATTGTTTCACGAAAATAACCTGTCCCTCTTTGGGGTCTGATGGCAGATATACTGTTTCGGCATATCGTGAATAACCAATAACAAGACTATCATCACTACTTAGATATGATGAATGTCCAGACTTGCCATATTCCGTAATACATCTTCGCCCAAGAGTAAGACCGCCAGCATACAAGTCATAAAAGAAGCCGCCATAAGCGGGTGCAGTACCGCTGTTGTCCGCCCTGCCATAAACGCCAGCAACAATCGTTTCAACAGCATTTACCTCCCAATCTCGTTTTTTTACATTTGCGAATCCTAATCCTACTACTGCGCCACGGTGGGTATATCCAGAGCTTGAAGGCATACCATCCGTACCAGCCATATTTGAAAATACGCCCGTAGGGGATATATAAGATACTGACGAACTGTTTTTCTTAGAGCGTACTTCGACAGTACCATTATTTAGACTTGCCTTAATATCTGCACCATATACACCTTGGTATTCAGACATAACATTATCACCGCTATTATTCGATGTTTCAAGCAGTATTTCACCACCTTTCGCATCAAGTGTTATCTTGTTTCCCTGTTCAAGCGTTGATACTATTTTACCTTTGCTGATAAACCAATCTCCAATGTTAGCACCCTCTGCCAAAAGCAAATTGGTTGCTATGCTTTCAAACTGCGCACCAAAGTTATTCCACTTTGATGTATTTGTTGGAGCGACATTGTAGAACTCGCCCGCATCAATACGAGCAATGTAGTAAATGCCGTTGTACTTGACTGCATCAACACGATACTGATTGCCGTAATATGTCTTGCTACTATCATACACGCCACGATATACCATAGCTGGGCTTTTGCCATTCTCACCATCCTTGCCGTCATAAGGGGTTATACGCACAGGTTCACTCCAATTGGTGAGCAACGCACCCGTTGCGCTTTTCTTTGCAACGACCATCCACAAATATTCAAGCGTTCCAACAGTCGGCTGTGTTGTTGTCCAACCGCTCGGCTCTGCATCAGTCTTAACCAAAGCGGGCGCACTGTTGCGTGAGCCGTTCTTGGCAAATCTGTACTCTTGGTAGTCGGGGCGCATATCATCAGAATTTGCGTCATAGGCAGTTGCCATCTTGCCAACCTCTAACTTAGGCATACATATATACACATAATACCCATTGCCAGACATTACAATCGGGGATAAGCGGAATAGCAAGTTTTTATCATCAGCAAAGTTTGCTTTGGTCTTGAATGTAATCGTGTGCTTTACCCATGATGCGTTAGCCGTGTGTTGCACTTGGCAATCCGAACCGATTGCACCATTCAGTTTTGCCACACCATCCACAAAAACTTTCGTGTTGTCAATCGCACTTGGATATATGTATGTGGAGAATATGGCACCATTAACGGCTACCATGCTCACCCAATTCAATGTCACCTTGCCAGTTCTCGGCTCTGTGTTGTCATACATATACGCCATGAAATGATAGACACCATCTGCGGGGACATCAGTAAAAGTCAAGACTGCAGTAGAGCTGTATGTGGTAGATATTTCTACCGATTTACTCCAACTCCAGCTATCGTTGAATACAAAGCAGACTAATTTCTTTCCGTCATTCTTGGCTTGCGTGTCAATGCGTCCGTTCACGCTCAAAGTATATTTCTGTCCTTTGTGCAAATACATATCACGCTTGGCAAAGCCATAGTTACTGCTCGTTTCATTTACAGCCACCCTTTTTATGCCACACTTAGACCAATAGGATAGAGTGTACCATGTGGACGGTTTTAGCTTTTTTGATGTGCTTGATAACAGAGCTTGACCCAAAACTTCTTTATATACTGTTTCGTCTTCTCGCTTGCTGTTCAAATCATAGTAGCAATTATGACCATCCAAGGCATTTGCAATGATATGGGTAATGCTTGCGTCAGTAGCACCAGCACCGCCATACATTGATTGCACGTTCCACCTGTCCATTTTTCCCTTGCTTTCAAACTCCGTCTGTTCAAGCAAGTTCGGATTCCATACCACATAATTGTTCCATAAGGTAGGCTCTGAAAAGCCGCCCCATATACCATTTGTTTTCTTGCGCATAGAAACCCACTCAAACGGGTAGTCAGCCGACACTCCACTTGGTTCATCAGTCCAACCGCTCGGCACAAATCCCGCATTTGGCGAGAATGTCAATGGAGTACTTGGAGCCGTTTCAACTTCTGTACGTTGGAATATATATTCCATTCCATCACCATCCGTACCTTTGTCACCCCATTTTGCCCAAATGACAGGCGTACTGAAAGCAGACCATGTGCCAGAACCGCTTGGTTTAGTTCTGACACAAACCCATTCATACTGATAAGTTGCAGTTATTCCGCTTGGGCTGTCTGTCCAACCACTCGGTACATAATCATCCTTATTTTCTGAGGCGGGTTTACTTGGTGTATCGCCTGTGTTGCGCAAATAAATAAACTCTATATCTGTGCCATCTGCACCGTTTTCTCCATTCAAGCCCGTAATACGAATGGGTGTACTCCACGTTCCAAAGGTATTCGTTCTTGCATTGAGCATTGCTTGCGACATATATACAAACTTGCCACTCGTTGGGGTTGGCGGCTTTAAGCTCCACACGCTCTGCCCTATCAATGATGTTGGGTCTGTAAATGTGGGTGTGCTTGGTGTACTGCTTGCTGCCGTATAGATGAAATAGAATGTAGAGCCGTTCACTCCATTCTTGCCGTTTGCGCCTTGCGCTACTACACCCCAATAAACAGTATTTGTTGGTACTATGCCCTTGGATGGCGTTGCGTGGTTGTAACGATAGGTACACGTTGCACCGCTATTGTCCGTATAAGCAACCTCATCACCATAGTAGTATATGTAATCCTTATTCCATACGCCACGGTACACGCCCAACGGAACGACATCACCACTGCCACTTGCAACTGACACGTTTTTGAGTGTTAGGCGGCTCTTTGCCGACACATTCCAATCAATAGAGCTTGTGCTGTCACCAATGCGAAACTTGTTGCCGTCCAAATCCAAGTAACACTCACCATCACTTGTTATGATGCGTCCCGTTGTAATGGTGTTGCCATTGATGCGAGTGAAACCGTATGTGGTCTGAAAATCTCTGAAATTATCATCAGAATACAGACTTGATATAATGCCAACTTGGAAATAGTAGTTGTTCGGGTCGCTCGTAGGCTCAAACTTCAATTGCTCTTGCGTCAAATACCACACACCATTTTCACCAGACTTGGAACACTTGGCAAACAGATAGTACCCACCCGTGCTTTGCAGTTCAAAGGAGGCTTCGTTCATCTGCCAGCTCCTTATTTTGTCGTTATCAATGGTAAGGTGTGATAGTATGCCAGCGGTAGCCACAAACATATTAGGGTTGCCCCCAAAGTTAGCTTTCAGAACACAACCAGACAGGACAAACTGTTGGCTCTTTGCCCCAACGGTCAGCATATTTGTGTCAATGGAGTTTGGCTTGATGTTTTCCGTGTCAAAATAGCCGTCCGTGTCATATACCATGTTACGCAAATCCTCGGTAGTTCTCCATCCCCTTCTTGCCTTATTCAAGTCACGGAGGCGGTTGTTGTTGATTACATTCTCATGGTCTATAACCGTGAGAACGGTCTGCGTCTGAATGGATATAGCGGTACTGTCTGCCAAAGTAATTTGGTAGTCATGCTCCAGCAACAGATTGCGAGTGATTTTCTGTATGCGCATTGTTTTCTCAATGCCAAAGCGAGTGTCTTTAACAGGCACATAGTCACCTACCTCAAACACGCTCGTATCTGTGTCACTGCTAAGAGATTGCAAGAAAAACAATCTGTCAAACGTAAGGGCATATTGCGCCTTTACTTGGCTTGCGTCCTTGAAATCATCGCTGCCAGCATACCACAAATCTTCTTCTGCTCTTTTCTCGTACTGTTCGGGCAGATATATGTCTGTGATTTTGTAAGTGTTGCCAACCTCTATGAAGAATGAATTTTTCGTTTCTTCTGACGGTATCGTCAAACCTCTATTATCCGTAAATGGGATAATCTTAAAAGTTTTCGTCTTATCGTCATACCCGCCTTTTGTATTGAGTTCAAACTGCTGTCCAGCCAAACGACCAGATGTAAATGTGATTTTTGCGCTAACGCCATCCACAAGATACACCGTCCCCTTATCATCTTTCTTGTTAAGGTCAAAATCCATTGTATCATCAACGAAAGCACAAATATCATCAGCAACGACTGCCGTAACCTTGCCTGTGCGTTTCGGATAGATGTTGTCATAGGTTTTAACATCTTCCTCACTGCCAATCTTGTCACGCAATTCTGCGTTTTCAATGTAGCGTTTGCTTTCATCTGAAATACCTATAATTTCGGTATTAGCCTTTACGACCGTACCATCTGCGAGGGTGTGGTCGTATTGGTTCATTCTTTGCATCGGAAGTTGCAGTCTTTCCGCATAACCTCTGTAATCGCTACGAATATTGGTTGTACCACCCTCTACCCAAAGGCGAGTGATAATAGCCTTATCGTCTATCTTCTGTTCTTTGAGGTTATACAAACCATTGCCCTTGCCCCATTCAAAGAAATCTGCTCCGCTCGGTGGATTGATACGTTTGCCGAATTTCCCAATATGGATTGTACGAATACCCTTGTCTTGGGTTATCTGAAACTCCAAGTTAAACTGCTCGCTATTACAAAGAGTTTGCAATGCCTGTAAACAGTTCACCCCCGAAAACTGAATTGTCATAGCTTCCGTTTCTGGGCAGTTGTCCTCATCAAATTTCCATACACCAGGGTAATCCCTCTCCAAGTTGTAGATTAGGACTTGTACAAATTCCTTGATTGTATATGTCAAGTCGAAAGTGCTTTTGTCGCTTTTGCCGTACTTGTCGCAATTTCGGTATATTGTCTTCATAAGGTCGTACATGACACCATAGAAGACAGGCTCATAGTTATAGTAGCCCTCCGACACAATTTCACGGGTCGTTGTGGCTCTAATACTATACTCGTTGCCGCCTACAACAATCTTATCGCCCTTGGCAAACGAAAGCCATTCAGACGATACTATTTTAAGGGAAATGTAATCATCACCCATTAGAGAGCTTGTAAGTGTAGCCTCCTTTACGAAACAAAACGGCTCGTTTGTGTTGAGCTGTATTGTTTCGCCATTACGCTTGATTATTTGAGTAATTCCCATATAACAATGTCGTTAGTTTCAAACTTTTCAATGTCTTCAATCACGCCAGCAATGATAATGTCGTATTCGCCAGCAAGTGCGTATGTGTGTTCTACAACCGTGTCATTGCCAGCTACATTATATGTGTGCGTTCCATCTCCCCAATAAATATTGAGCAACTTAGATGAAGTAACCTTTATGCTTGCCTTTGAGTTGTCGTTAGCTGATATGTGGCGCAACACACGCTTTACGGGTTCGTCTTCTATCAGCTTCAGCTTGAATGTGCCGACCATGAGGTCTGTGTTATAAGTTCCCCATGTCTTTGTAATGTCCGTATCGTCATACAAGCCAACCTCATAAACGAGAGGCTTTGCCTTGCCGTCATATTCGATAGTAAGGCGGTGTGTTCCATCACCATCGAACAAAGCCATAAATCGGCTGCACCACTCAACGAAAGCACTGCGACCGCTTGCCTCAAGGAAACAGTCAAGCGTGATAGTGCGCTCCTTGTACCGTTTCCTTTTCCTGTCACGGACAATGCCGTGGTAGTTGTCATAATCAACTTGGAGAGCTTCTTTCTGGGCAAGTCTGCCAATAATGCCGTCCGACTTTGAAACGGACACACCATAATCTTTGAAGTTCACGCCATCAATGTAGTATTCCACATCGTTGTTGGCTTGGGCTTTCATAATGTCGGCTTCTGTCAGAGCCACATCATACACCTTTACCTCATCAATGGTTGCAGTCGTTGTCAGCAGCTCATCAGTGCATAGGCTCAAACCTTGCGGATTGCCACCACCAAGAGAAACAATGCTTACACGTTCCCCGTCCAGATATACGCTCAATGTGTCGCTGTCACGAACAAATGCGATAAAGTACCATTGCTTTGGCACAACATCAATCCATTGTTCACGATAGTTTTCTACACCAAGTAAATTCACCACCCAACCAATACGGCTTTGTGTTGTCATTACATAGGCAGACAGAGTGAAGTTCCCGCTAAACGGTATGGTTTGTGCGGTCAGACACTCACCGCCATTCAGAGAAAGAGCCTTGCCCTTCTTGGAATTTCTCGTAAATGTCGCTCCATCTGAAAGGATTGCATCAGCACGGCTTGTTGAAAAATCATAAGCCTTATTGCCATCGGGGTCATCAAATGGCAAGTAAAGTTTCAAGTTCTTATCTACCATATCAGTATGTAGTTTTATTGTTAAAGTTCACAATCACATTGCTTGGCTTGTCACCGTCCACAAAGTCAATGTCGGTGTTCGTACCATAAACATTGAGGATAACGCTTGCGTCATTGCCACCAACAGACAAATGCAACTTTGCACGGTCGAAAATATCAATAGTGACAACGGCATGGTCTGACACATTAACGGCTATTTCAGAGGTGTGTCGTATGTATATGCGTGACACGCTATAACCGTCATACTCCAGCATACCCCTACAAGCTCCATTAAGCACCAAATCTGCCTTGTTTGCGAGTGTTGGCATATCTTCATCAATGAAGACACCGAAAGGCTCGCATACGCCCTTAAAATGCGTCCTTAGAAAATCAAGCGTTGGGAAGTCTTCGGATATACAGAAGTCAATGCCCTTGATATAGAGTGCGACCAATGCCTCCGTACCCAAGCCTTTACGCAATTTCATTTGCCAAAGGCGGCACAGCCCTTTGTCTGTGCCATCCTTTTTCAGTTGTTCTACAAGTTCCATAATTACGATATACCTTGTGATAATAATGAGTTGTCCTTTGTTTCAATGCGCCTAAGCGTGTTTTCAATGTTTTGCAGCCGTTCAGCCGACAAAGCGGTGTTTCTCGCTATCTCCGACTGTTGTAACAACTGTTCACGCATTACGCTCGTTTGTTCGCCTTGGTTAATGATGAAAGCGTTGAGCCTACCAGCAATCACACCGCCCGTTTCTTCATTCATTGAGGTAACGGCTCCCGTAAGTGGGTCGCTCGCTGTTTCATCAACATCTTTAATCCAATCTCCCACAGCTTCCAATCCAGCTTTGAACTTTTCACCCGCTGCGTTTGCTTGGCGTTCAAACTCTTTCTTTTCTTCATCAGACAGCACTCCGTCTTCCATTGCTTTTCCAAGATACTCAACCGCATCATTGATACCTTTAGCAAGGAAATTTCGCTTGAGGGCTTCTACGACAGCGTTTTTAAGCACTTTCTTTGTCGTTTCTCCCAAAGCCTTTGCCGCATCCTCGCCAGAGCAATACGCATCCACTATTGCATCCGCAAACTCATCAATGGCACTCTTTACATCAGTGCCAGCGAATGTTTCCATCATCTGTTGGTCTAAATCCTCGATTTGCTGATTTATTTCCTCAATCTGATTTTCCCATTCTTTGATTTTGTTGTTGTCGGTTTTCTTCTTGCTCTTTTCTGCCTGTATCTGTTGGCGCATAAGTTCCTGTTGCTCTCGCAATGATTCCTTTTGCGATTGCCACAAAGCGAGCATATCACCGCCCTCCTTAGCTTTGTTAAGTTGGGCATTGAGCTGCTTTATCTGTGTAGTCAGCTTGGCATACTGTGCGAAGTCCCACGCTTTCTTTGCTACCTCACGTTGTTTCTCCAATGCTGCGATTTGGTCTTTGATAGCCTGTATATTCTTTTCGTAGCCTTGGCGTTGCTCATCATTGAATACCCAATAGGTGTTGTTGAAAGCTCGCTCCAAACGTGAGTAGGCTGTTTGCAAGTTGTCTATCTGCTTTTGTAAGTTCTGTATTCGCTTTTCGTACTTTTTATCGTGCAACTTAGCGAATATACCAACCACAGAAGTAATAGAGGAAACCATGCCCGTTATACCGCCCAAGATGTCACCGCTCATAAACTTGCCGACAGAAGCAGCAGCATTGCCCAACTGCCCCATGAGGTCTATTGCAGTACCCAAGCCGTCAGCCACACCATCCATACCTAACGCATCAAACATTGATTGCAATGACGAAGCGCAATCCGTGCTTATGCTTGTCACTTTCTGAATAGAGTTGGTAATGCCTTGTGATGCCGACTTGACATCTTTCTTGGCTTCATCAACACTTTTTTGAGTTCCCTTGCCGCTTGCAAGGTCTGCCTCGGCTTTCCTTAGTTTCTTCTTAGCCGCCAGATAATCATTGAAGAACGTGCCAAGTGCCTTGAACGGATTAAGTTCTTGAATACGGTTCTTAGCTTGGTTCAGACTATCAATGACAGCCTTGTAATCAACAGGGCTTAGTTTGAGGTTGCCAGCATTGAGTTGTTTCTGTATGTCACTTATCAGCTTTTGTATTTGAGCGACTGTAAGCGTGTCAATGTCTGTAAAGAGGTTTTTCCAACTTTCAGACTGTTGTAAGAATGACATATTGAGAGCTGACAATGCCTCTTGCTCTGCTTTGTTGATTTGTGCCAAACGCTCCGCATCGCCCAATTTCTCGGCTTGGGTGCGAAGTAAAGCGTACTGTGTGGTGATAGACTGCCTTTGTTCCTCAAAGGTGCGGTAATCATCAAGCACGGTCTTTTGCAGTTCCTTTTGCAAGTCTGCATCCTGTTGTGACAAGACAAGGCTTGCCTCCGCTCTTTCGTCTGTGCTGACAATATGGCTTTCTCCATTCTCCAACTTTTCTTTGGCTTTGGCTACGGCTTCAATCTTTTCTGCAAGGGTTTGGCACTGACTAATACTTTCGCTCACTTGCTGCTTGAACTTTTCAAGTGCTGTTTTCTCACCGTTCAACTCGTCACGTTGGGTTGTTAGCGAGATAAGGTAATTACCCTCACCCTCTGTTAGCTTAGTGCCACCATTCCGCTTTTCTTCAAGTTTGGCAATTTCATTTTCAACATATTGCTTGTATGAATTGCCATCAGTCAGCAACTTTGAAAATTGCTTGTCGGCTACCTCCTTGCCCATATTCTGCACCCAACGGAAATATAGCTGATACTGCTTTTTCTTGTAATCAAGTTCACCATCAAACAGTTTGTTCTGCGATTGGGCGTAACTTGTATTTTCAAGATTGCGCCTTTCTTGGAAATTTTTCTTTTCGTCAGATGTAAGACCCTTTTTGCCAGCTTTCTTACGAGCCTCTGCAAGTTCCTTTTCTTCTTTGTCAATCTGCCGTAGGGCATATTTGTGTTGCAAGTCAAGTTCTGCTTTGCGTTTGTCAAAGCCCTCCTCCATAACTGCAATTTTCGCCTCTTCAAGTCGCTTTTCCGCTTCAAGTTGCTTTTGTTTCAGACTTTCAGCATTACGTTGTGCGTCATTTGCAGCACCACGGCTATGACTGCCGTTGCCACTTCCTTTTTTGCCCTTGCCCGTGGCTTTGTCTAAGCGTGTCTGTAACTTTGTTATCTGATTGTTGTAATCATTCCATGCCTTACTTCCAAGCTGCGCCTCACCTCTTAGTTTTTTGAGGTTTTGAATTTCAGCACTGATACCATTTTCAGTATTCAAGTTGTTCTGCTGCTTGTTAATCTCATCGTTTACTGCTTTCAACAGTGACAGCGCATTTTCAAAGCCGTATGTCTTGCAATCAATCGTCACTTCCTTGCCATTGAGTTTGTTAGCGAGTTCGTGCAATTCCTCCATGCTCATCTTTGTAATGTCCACATTGGTAGTGTCCTTTGGGGCGAGGAAATTGTTTAGGTTCTGATTTACCAAGTTAATTGCATCATTGAACGTGCGCACATCCCTAACCTCATTGTCAAGATACTCTTTCAACTGTGAAGAAAAGGCTTCCATTTCTTTGTCGGTTGCGTGAGTGCCAGACTTTGTGCCAGCAACGACATTGTTCACAATCTCGTTGTACTTCTTTGTAAAATCATCACCAGACAATGTAGCCAATTCTTTTGCGCCAGCTTCCACCAAGCTACGCACAGCTTCCCTAATTTCGGGAGCCATGTTTTGTATATTGGTTGCCGCATTTGTTATTTCAACTTCATAGCTTTCACCTTGCGACCTGTTTGTAACCGTTCGATACTTTCCTGTTCCAGCCTCTAAATTGTTCATACGAGTGTCAAAAGAATCGTAGTTGTTGTTACTTTTGTTTTCCAACTCCGTCATTTCTTTTTCAACGTACTTTGCTTTTATCTTTTCTGCGGTTGTGGCTTGGATTGCCGCTTTTACTTTAAGATATTTCTTTTCTTGCTCTTGCAAATTGTCGTTTTCGTCAAGCAATGTGGTATTGTATTCCTTGCAAACCTCATTTACTTTTTCCAACATTTCCTTGTGTGTCTTACTGCCATGCTCCGATTGTTGTAGGATGGTATAATACAAATCCAACTTATCAGTAATTTTCTTTGTTCCATCCTCAAACTCTTTCATCGCATCTGTTTCTTCCTCTGTCTTGCCTTTGAACAATGTAAAAAGGCTTATGACAATACCAATAGCAGATATGACAGCACCAATAGGGTTTGCAGCCATTGCCGCCCATAACGCCTTAAATCCAGCGGACAGTTTATTTGTTGCCACTGAAAGGATATTGGTTGCTGCCGTCTGTGCTGTCTTTGCGCCCGTGTCAGCAATAGAGGCTGTCTTTGCTTGGAGTGTTGCTGCTGTTTCAAGCTGTTTCTTCTTTGTGTAAAAGTCTGTCTGTGCCGAAAGAGCTGCCTTTCTTGCTGCCGCCTGTGTATCTACTGCCGCCTCAAGTTTCTTTTGTGCGGACGCAATGGCAGTGGCATTGCCAGACTGTTGCGCCCAATATACCTCATAGCGTGCGGCTTCTGTTGCTTGTGTGGCTGCAATAGCCTTGGCTTTAGCTGCTTCAACTGTGCGTGCTGCTTCCCTAACAGTCGTGCGCATGGCTTCAACCGTTTGTGCCTGGTTAGCCATTTTAGCCTGTGCCTCTTGCATGATAGCGGCTCTGTATGTTGCGCTTTTGGCTGTTAGGTCTTGCTTTGATAAAGCCAAGCGTTGCTCTGCCGTCATTACTCCAATAGCTGCCGCCTCATATCCGCTGCTTGAAGCGGTTAAATTGAGGTTGGCAAGGTATTCTTGCTGTTGTGTTGTCAAAAGGCTCTGAATGGCTGCTATGCGCATTTGCTTGACAACTGCCGCCTGTTCCTCTGCTGTCAATGTCGTTTGGAGTGCCGCATAATTCGCCATTTCTGCTGCCTCCATTGCTTTTTTCTGACTGACAACCTCGCCAGACAAAACGGCTTCCGTCTTCATCAATGCAAGTTTAGCAGTCCGTGCCGCATTGTCAAGTACGGCAATTCCTGTGTAGCCCTTGGTTGCTACACTTGCAATAATGGTGGCTGCTTTGACAGAACCATAGGCAATAGCAACTGATTTGAGTATGCGCACAACATCATCCATGTGTTCTACAAGGTATGTTGCACTTTGTATTCCAGCCGACAAAGCTCCCTCGGATTTCTCGCCTAAACTATTGAGCGCACTATCCCATGCGTCTTGCAAGTTGGCAATCTGTCCTGTCAGTGAAGAACTTTGTTTCTCCATGAGCTGATAGAATTGACCGCCCGCATTAGTCATTTTGTTAAGGACTTCCTCAACATCGGGGAATCCAATTTTTCCAGCCGAAACCATTTCGTTAATGCCCTCAGCTGTTGTGTGGTACTTTTCGGCAAGCTCTTTCACAAGTGGAATACCTCTACCCGTGAACTGTCTTACATCTTGGGCGTACAAACGACCTTGTACCATAGTAGTACCAAACAGATAGACTATATCATTAAGCGGAATGGAAAGACCACTTGCAATGTTACCAAGGCGCACAAGCGTATCATTTACCTTTTCGGCACTAACTCCATAAGCCAAGAGTTGTTTTGCACCCTCAGCTACGCCCATGAGGTCGAAAGGCGTTTTTGCAGCCGTATTAACCATCTGCTGCATTAAGGCAGTGGCTTTTTCCTCACTGCCTAACATCGTACCAAAGGCAATCTCTAACTGTTGGAACTGACCTCTAACGGACACAATGCTACTGACAAGGTTATTCATACCCTGTCCCACAAGATAGTAGGTTATATATTGCCCCGCTCTCTGCGCCATTTGCTGAAAGGAGTCCTCCACCTCTGCGGCTTCCTGTGCTGCCGTGTTGGAAAAGTCCTTAATGTGTCGTTCCATAGCCTGTGCCGACACATTGAAATCGTCTATGTCAAGGGTAGCCTTAAAAGCCAATCCACCGCCTATATTTTCCATTTAGATAATTCCTTTGATATAGTTCTTAATATCTTCTTTTGTTTTTAGTTCGTGGCGTTCAATCTTGCTTTCATCAATAACATTGCCGTCTTCATCAGTAGGCAAGTCCTTTGAACGTGGTGCATCCGCAATCATCAGTTGCACATTGAGCCACGAAATGCCCCAAAGCAAGTAATCATAAGACCAACCATAACTACGCATGAGTTCGCCACGATTACCCCAAGGACTGTTAAGTCCTGTTACTCTATCCGCTGCGCTTCGGGTTCGGTTTTCGGTTTGGTCGTTCCTACTTCCCGTATCAATCGAATAGAGCTGGTAAAACCCGCTGGGTTCATCATCTGACTAATAACGGCTGCGAGCTTGCGCAAACGCTCCACTGTAAGATGTTCAATGAAGAACTTGGTTAGCTCTTTTACCGCCTTGCTGTCTTTGTTGGCAACGGAGGGATTGTTGAGAACCGCAACGGCTGCAATCTCTGCCATCTGCTTTATATACTTGAATAGTCGCTTGCTTTCCTGTATCGGCTGTTCCTGTATGGTCTTTTCGTCATATTCAATGCCTATATACATTTGGCGCAAACGGTCTATTGTTCCGAGATACAAAGGCTTTATGTTGAAATGGCGCATATACACTTCTTTCATGCGTTCCGTTTCAACATCTGGTATCTCCACGACCGACACATTCCAACTTTTAGGAATACGCTTGTCATGCCAAACCTTTGTGCGTTTCGGGAATGTACGTTTAAGGAAATTGTACCATTTTGACGGCTTTACTGGGTAAATCTTCAATGGCACAGAGAACTTGCAACCCATCTGCAACAGGGCTTGCAATGCCTTTTCCTCTAACTCCAAACGCTGCTCTCTTGTCAGTTCTTTCTGTTCTTGATTGTCTTCCATATCGTTGTAAAGTAAACAAGCCCCCTAACCATTTTAGGGAAAGGAGGCTTGAATTGGTAAGTTGTTGTTACGAGGTTATCCCGCCTTTGTCGGGTCTGTTATAGTTTCATCAACCGTTAGCTGGTCTTGGAACTTGATTTTCATCGGCACAAGGCAGATACCCTTTGAAGAATAGGTAATCTCGAAAGAGGGAATGATGCAAGCGTTAGGACAGCCCACAAACAAGCCCTCCTCTGGCTGGAGCCATATTGCCCACTCCTTGTAAACAGGCTTGCGTGGACGCAACCATTTACGCTTAGGCTTAACTCCCGTTACTGTACCACCGAAATAGCGAGCCATAAGGTCCATATCGGGGTCCATAAGCGTAAGTTCAACCGTGGTGACATAATCACCCATAAGGGTAATGACCTTGTTTGATGTTTCAGACTTGTGTTCCGTTGTTTCCACATCATCGTCTTTCAAGGTGCAAGTGTCTTGGTACACATCACCTAAATCAAGCCAAGCATTACCATTGGCGGGCATTGTTCCCGCTGTTTCGCTTGCTGGGGCTATATAGATTTTCTTCAAGCCCATAGTCGAAAGTATTGGCATAACTTATTAAATTTAATTGTTTGACTTCTTTTCTCTAACAACAATATCCAAAGAGAACGATACAAAATGCTCATTGTGGCTTGGCTCTTTCATTGGTGGATTGATTAAACCAATATTCCAATTGTAACCGCAACCATGCTCATAATGGTTTTGCAGTATCTCCATAGCCGCCTTGCGCAACTCTATGAGCCTTGCAAAGTTGATATGATAAAGAGCCTTGCCACACCCAACGCCTTGCGGAATGTCTGGCACATGAATATTGACATTGATACTACCATTACGCACAGACCCCTCACCCTCAATAGACCTTGGCACTATAATAATGCCCTCCTTGGAGTAGTCCTTTCGTTGGTAGTCGGGATTTTCCGCATAGTCGGTATTCACCCCCATGCCGTCAATCAGCATTTGGCGTACCTTGATTGCTATTTCTTCTGTCGTTATCATAATACATTGCCAAATAATTCATCTGCTTTTCTTTTCGCTTTATCCATGAGCTTTTGCATCGCCTTTGGAAAATCTGTCTTTGCTTTGAGTTCTGCGGGCAGAATGACATTGTAACCTCTTGCCTCCACATAAGCGGCATAGTTCATTCCAGCGACAATGATAAGTGAGAAAGAGTTTGAAAGCGTTTCTGCCATTTTCATAGCCACTTTCAGCGCATTATCTGCGCCCTCTCCCTGTTGGACTGCACCACCAAAGTCAATGATTTCACCATTGCGCACCACTGCGTAGCCTATTGAGTTGGTTAGGTTGCCTGTTCTGTCTGTGTAATTATGCTTATCCTTTGCGTACTTGGTGAGTTCTTCACCTAAGTATTTCAATAGGAAAATGGCGGCTTCTTCCAATCGTTTTTGGAACAATCGGACTTGTGCGCCTATCGCATCATCACCAAACATCGGAGTTATCCCCATATCTCAATGTATTTACGGTTCATGTTATCAACACCCGAAACAACAAACTCGTCTATATTTCCATCTTCGCTTGTAATACGCACCGTACACCCAATAGCCAACACACCATCAAAGTATTTAGGAATAAACACATCATAGGTGTAAGCATATATCTGTCCGTCCGTGCCTACTACTTGCTTGGCTGGAATAGACTTGTCTATCTGACATTCACACCCTTGCAAGAAAGGTACTTTGTCATTCGGAATCGCAAAGCCTGTCTTTGGGTCGGTCTGTACGCTGCCAACAGGCTTGTATTCAAAAGTTCCGTTAGTTCTCATAGCCTACCACAGATTAGAGCCGTCAGTAATTGTTGGTACTTCATCGAAATTCTCCAAGTCCAAACCGTTTTCACTGCAAATAGCCTTGATACGCTTGCGCAACATATCCACGTTGTAGCCTTGTGAGGATTTTCCGAGGCTATCGCTACTAAGAACAACCATTTGGGACAATACCTTTACGGCTGCTTGTGCGACAATCCTTTTATCCGTTGTAGGGTTGTAGGGCGTTTCTGTGTCGCTCACACCAACATCGGATAAGGCTTTCATCATAGACAGCTTACTTGGCACATACGGCTCAATTTCAGCGGTCAGTGCTTGGATTTTCGTTAGTTCCATATACTGTTACTCTGTTATGTTGTTGTCATTCTCGTTAAGATATTCGGCAAGTTTCTGTGCCTGTTCTTCTGTCAGCTTGCCAAGAGCGTTTGAAACGCCACGTTCTTTCACGTTGGATGCAAGGGTTACACCGATAAGTGTAAGACCCTCTTTCAGCGTTTCAAGCTGATAGGCAGTGCCATTGAATACAACAAAGCCTTTTGTAATGTTTGCATCATCTTTGGGTGCATTATCATCATTAGCGTTGTTGTCATTCTCGTTAGGCACATCTGACAGGGAAACAATGGCGCAAAAGCCACCGCCAACAAGGGCGTTGATACGCTCCACATCAGTAGAGTGTATCAATTCGCCTTTGTCCATAACCTTGTCTTCCACCTTTCCGTGAAATGGTTTGATAACTTTCAGTTCCATACACAAAAGGTTTAGAGTGAAACAAGGGTAGAGTTTGCATCGTATGCCGACTTGGTGATATAGTAAGGCACAACACCGTTTGCATCGGCTTTTACCTCTTTCTCATCAAATCCACGCACCTGTGCGCATACAATCTGTCCCATCTCTGTAATGAGTGGCAACAGACGGGCTGCGCCCTCTGTGTACTCGCCAGCAGTCTGTCCCGTAGATGCGCCCGTGCGCCACTTGGAAATGCGAATACCATTGCCAGCATTGATGTAGTCCACGTTGTCTTCCTCGATAAGCTCACTGTCTTCAATGGCGGGCTGTATCTCACCAATGACACCAGCGGGCTTGATAGCGATAAAGTTAGGATTCCACGGCTGTATGGCGTTGCGCTTTCCGTCCTTATCAACGCCCATCTTACGCTTAACCACCGTGATAGACGGGATTTCGTTCTCTGTGAGCAATGCGGTAAGTTCGGAAGCAGTAACGACCTGTGCCTGTTTATCTGTGCCATGAGCAAGCAAACGTGTGGTAGAGTCCATGCGTAGCCATGTGTAAAGCTCTTGCGACATGAGAATTTCACCAGGCTCAATACCACGGTCACGCAAATCAGAGCAAAGGGCAGAAAGCCACAGAATAGGAACGAGCTTACCAGCCTTGGTGTTTGCAGTTGTCCAATTGCATACACTGACAATTTTGTTCTGCTCTTCCATCTTGTAATCAATCTCATAAGAGCGACCACCAGGGTTATTGATTTCGGGCTTGAACTGTGCGATACCCCAATTTGAGAAAGCCATAAGGCAGATAAAGTCCATTACGTCCTTACAGCCAAGATATGCGTCTTGAATGTCATGGGTAAGGGTCTTTTCAATCTGCTTAACCTTGTCAGCCTCCTTGAGGCGTGGGTTCTCGTAAACTTCCTGTAACTTGCGGTAGTCACGGGCAAACATCACGAACTTGTGTCCGACACGGGGAATTTCCTTAGTCCAGACATCAAAGCCATCAGTTCTACGCAATGGAGAAGGTGACTCATCAGCCAACAGAGTAGCCATGAAACGGAGGTTGTATTTGCCAACGATAGCCTCGGCTGTCAGTGACATCTGAGGCGTGTTGTAGGTAAACCAACTATCAGAGTACATCTTCTGAAAGATTGTAGCTTCCTTTTCAGAGGCTTTGTCGAAAGTCTTTCTCCATGTTGCCAATAAGTCCAAAGGCGCACCATTCTTATGCAGTCCTTTGAATGTTGTGAAAATGGATTTCATTGTACTTTATAATTTAGTTATTTTACGATTAGTACGACTGCGTGAGCTTAACGTGCGGATTGGCAGACAGGAACATTCCCGTGCTGTCTTTCTGCGAAGACGGAATAGGCGGCACACGCCTTTCATACAATGCGTATTGCATTGTGTCTGCCGACACATCAACACCTGTTTCAAACTCGCTAACCTCGTACTCACAGAACAACACAGAGTTAGCCTTGCCACGTTCTGCGGCATTGTTAGAGCCGTCCTTGACTACCTCTGTAAGCACATCGCCAGCTTTCAGTCCTGTAATGGCAGCACTAAGCGTTACGACATACACGTTACCCGTGTTGTTAAGGCAGTTGCCGTTGTCAATGGCAGTGATAGAAGGAGCGGAGGCAAACGTGCCTGTAACAGCACCGACCTTTAACACACTATCACCAACAGCGAAACAAGGAGCGTAAAACTCATCAACGTAGAGCGTTACTTTCTTGTTGTTCTCGTTGTCCACCTCAACGACTTTTGCAGTCTTGATTACTTGCACCTTTCTTGTGGTTTCGTTGAAAATGGCGAGTGTTCCAGCGGGGACTACATCACCCACACGGAACTTCTGACCCTCCACATCAAGATTGAAGCCACCCTGTACGATAGACGGGCTACCTGTAAAGATAGGGCGCATACCCGTAAATGAAGCTGTCTTGCGTTTCATCTGTTTGTTTTATTTTACGGTTATAGACTCCAGCAAAGCGTCAGCGGCTTCATCAACCTGTTTTTCGCTTGCTGCCTTGGCACCATCTGCTTGGTTAGACATAAGACCGTTGGTAATACAGTCCTGTTTGAGAGCTGACACCGCCTCCTCCACATCTTCATCATCTGAAATGGACTTAGCGAGCCTGTCACGAAGAAAAGCGGGGATTTGGTGCTTTTCAAAAGCGGCATTGATTGTAGCCGTGCGTTCGCTGTGGCTCTTTTCCGCTTTCAGCTCATCAATCTGCTGTTGCAGTTTCTTGATAGCCTCACTTTCTTCTGAACTGCCTTTACCGCCACCATTGCCATCCTTGTTGTTTGGGTTGGGTTCTCCACCCTCACCGCCATCACCGTCATTTGGCTTTGGTTTCGGATTGCCCTTTGCCTTGTTCGCCCACCTTGTAGCCTCGCTCTGGCTTGCTGTTGCCACAGAGAGAATGAGGTTTGCGGTGCTTTCGATTGCGTCATTGTCGGTAGAATCATCTGCCACGCTGCCACCCATAGCCTCGGTTATCGCTGTCAGATACTTCTCCGAAAGACCCGTGTCTTTGCACTTGTCTTTTACCTTTGCAAAAAGTTCTTTGTTCATATTTTAACTGATTTATACCCCTAATTAGGAGTTGTTTATATTCTATGTTTGCAAAGATACGCATTTTATTTAATAATGTGTTCATACAACACAGATAAATTTTACTTGGTAAATTCGGGGTTTTAGCGGTTAAAACATTCACTAAGTAAATTTTTTCGGCAAATTTTCCCAAAAATATTTGGTGTATTCAATAAAACACACTACTTTTGCAATGTGTTCAAGGAACACATATAATAGACCGAATAAAAAATAAGTTTATGAAAGCAATATACGCAAAGGACATAAAGGCGATGGTTAAGCAGTTTGACCTCAACGAAGCCGAAAGCGACTATCTCAACGACATAGCAGAAGCTATCAACAAGGAGCGCACAGATTTATGTGAAGACATACAAATGACACTTCTTTACGGCTCTTACTCAAAGTCAAAGAGAAACGCAATCAGAGCGTTGCTTGTTTACTTTGGTGCAAAGGCACAGAAAGAGAATGAGCTATACAGGAAACTTGATAAAACCTGTTGGGAAATTGCAAAGGTGTTGAAATGCGGCTCTTACCAAGTCATGCAATGGATTAAGGGTATTGCTTGCACAAAAGACCGTTTCGGGAAATTCGTTGAGTGTTCGGACACATTCGGATTGAATTATTTGGAAATAGCATAAAGGTAACGCCCCGCCTAACCAACGGGGCAAACAAAACAATACAGAATTATGGATGCAACAATAAATCAAGTACAGGAAATAGTGTCAGTTCTGACATCAGACGAACAGCAGCTACTCAAAGACACCATCAACTACGGTTCATGGGGCGATAGTGATTGGGAGTTTCTTGATGATAACGAGAAAGTGGAAACTGTTGCAATGTATGGTTACTGCACCAATGACGCTAAGAGGGCTGGACATTTCAGCGGAAGAAAGGTATCTTCTATGTTCCGTTCTATGTATAAGAAGCTATGCCCAACAAATCACAATCAGATAGGCAGATACATTTCACACTGTAACGATTGGTGGGGTGATGGTAGTGGAGATATGCTGTTCATCAGAACAGGCTACGACAACGCCTTTGAGGAATGGGCAAGAAAGAAATAAGTAAATAGACCGAACGAGGGCATAAGGTTTTCGTCAAAGAGTTAAGATAGCATAAGGTAACGTGGGGCTAACCACACCACACAAACTATACGGGCATAATATAGCGCACATGAAAACAGGAACATCTAACTACACGCCTAAGTGCTTGGAGTTCGCCAAGTACTTCAAGGGGATGCAAGGTATAACGACACACCAAAGCGAGGATATAGACTACAACGATTTTTCGGGGACTGTATATGTAAACCGCTACGAGTTTGTCTGCATAGACCAAATGGAAGAAAGCGGCTACATGGTGTATATAAACAACCCCAACGGACACGATGGGAAACAATGGGTATTCGGGTACTACAAGACATTCGGCAGAGCCTTAAAGAAAGCGGCTGCAATCGTAGAGAAAAGAGAATACCCCAAACCGATTGAAATTTGGTAATAACAACTAAAACATACAGACATGGCATTATTAGCAATCAAAATTCCCAAATGGGACATTGAAGAAGAAACGGGCTACAAGCCTTTCACTACATTTTGGCAAGACTTCTCTATTGCCGACAGATACGGCTTGCAAGCCATTCAAGACACGTTCAACCGTGCCTTTGATGCGTGGAAAGACAATTACAAGTACCTCACAGAACTTGTGCTTGTACTCAATCACAAGATATTCCACCACTATGTATGGAAAGGCACAGAAGAAGAAAACGAGAAAGCCTCTCTTTACAATGAGCTTTGGAACAAAGCCAACGACTACGCATTAGAAAACTTGCAAGGTGAGCAAGCTGATTACTTCTACCACTTAACAGATTAAGCTATGGAGATAACAGTAACAGTGAAACTGACAGAGGGCATGGTGTATGATGCGATGAAAGAAGCAGTACAAGAGTTCTTCACGAACTTGCCCTCGCAAGAGAACAAGACAGGCTTGTTAAAGCATAGCCTTTGGAGCCAGATACTACGCAATGGCAAGCCTGTTACAGATAGCGACATTGAGCCACTGAAAGGCAATTCACTTGGTGAAGAAACAAAGTATAGCGTAATACTATACCGTGGCACAAAGGAAATAGGAACAATTCAAATGTAAGGATATGGAACGAATAAAGGACTTGTCACAACTATCTAAAGGTTGTACCATAACTAAAGTTTGCAATGGAGATTTTCAGTGTTGGGAGTTCCTTATGATACACCCGCACAATGAAAACTATATCCTTGCCTTAAACTCTTGGACGCAAAGCGGGGATAAGCTCTATATCCCCAACATACTCAAAGAAGACTATTATGTTGGTAAGTATGACTCCTGTTTTATTGCACAGGAAAGAATAAAGCAATACGAGAGCCAGATTAAAAGATTACAAGAACGTATAAAGCAAATACAAAATGGAAACGAAAACGTGTGAGATATGCGGAAAGACTTTGCCACTATCCGCTTTTTCAAAGTCCTATAAGGGGCGTTGCAAAGAATGTGTGGCACGACTGACAAAAGAAAAGCGTAACGGCACAGCAACCACCACCCATAAGCCGATTGATTGGGAGCAACGCAGATACGAGATAGCAAAGGATATGCTTTGCGCTATCTATATGGATGATGGCAACGAAAAGCGTTCTGATTGTTTAGGAAAAAAATTCGAGTATCAGAGTTTAGAGGGCAGCGCAAGGGAAGCTGTCAGATACGCTAACGTACTGATTGAAGAACTTAAAAAGCAAAACAATGGATAAAAAACTATTCTTTCTTAAAGTTAGCCAGATGCGAGCCGCACAGCGTGAATACTTCAAGACACGGAGTAGCGCAGCACTCGCCTCAAGCAAGTTGTTGGAACGGCAGATTGACGAAGAAATAAAGCGAGCCAAAGCGGTAATGGCTGCAAAGGCAAAGCTCTTTTATGAGTTGGTGAACACAGACCCACAAACAAGCCAAGAATGGCTCAACGAGCATATCAGAGCAAGCCTTGATTACTTTTTCTGTGATGCGCCCACGAAAGACCAAATGGAGTTTGACGGTCATTTGTCCGACCACGGCTTTTGTGAATCATACGATTTCCCAACGCTTATTATAAATGACATTGGCGATACATCAGACGATGATATGCTTGAATTTAAGTACGAGTACATCAACCACAAGTATTATGTAACATTCTTAAACAGACTGAAAGGTTAGAACTATGCAAAAAAGAAGTATTCGATTTCGTGGCAAAGCCACAGGAAAGGGCAATATCCCTACAAATTGGGTATATGGTGGCGGTTGTTTCGCTGTATGTGGCAACACATTCATATTTGCCGACCCAACCCCTAAATTTATGGGTAATGGTGTGTATGAAGCAAAGGCTATTGAAGTGCGCTTTATATGTCAGTCCACAGGTTTGCACGACATATTCAAAGCAGAGGTGTACGAGGGCGATGTGGTACGCTTGGACGGAAACAAGAAGTACACCTATGTCATTGAGTGGAGCGAGAAACACACGGCTTTCTTGGCACGTTGCATCCAGACAAAGACAGGACTTGCAAACCTTACCCCATTCGTACCGATTGAAGTAATAGGCAACATATACGATAATCCAAACTTACTGAAAGGAGAAAACGAAAGTAAAGCTAAAGAATAAATACAATTCGATTATGATTGACAGAAATAATATTATAGAAGCAGCAGAACAAGCGTTTGCTAATATTAACACGCCTTACAGCTCTTGTATGAAAGTAGGTTTCCAACGTGGTGTTAATTGGTTCAAGCACGCCATTTGGCACGGGACAGATGAGCGACCAGAAGAAGGAGAACAAATCCTATACTTAGTGACTGAGGAAGACGAAATTGTAGATGCAAAAGTAACCATAACAGCCCTGTACGATTTCATACCGTGGAATGAGGTCGCAAGGAACTTTCATATCAGCAAATGGTGCTATCTTGCCGACATACTACCGAAAGGAGGCAAATGATGAATCACGGATATTGCAAAAACTGTTTTTGGAACAATCAAAATTAAATAATATATAAATCGTTATGGCAAACAAAATTAACATTGAGAATTATATACAGCGTTTGAAAGAATGTCAGAGTATGGACGATATAGAAAGTGCTCATGCTGACGCAGACAAGGTTTTGGAAGAAGTCATACTTAAAGAGCTTGGTGACGATTTCAAACAGGTTGTAAATGAATACAAGAAAGTACCCAAATGGTATGCGTAAACTTAGTAAAGATGAAGACACTAACATTTGATGTAATGCTCAATGGGCGTTTTATCTGCACGTTGTTCTACAAGTATTGCCCACTGTTCCCAATAGACAGTGAAGAACTTGTGAAGTTCGTTCTTGAAAAACGCCCTACATTAAAGGGCAAACCTTTTCGTATCGCTTTTTAATCGAAAAATAGTAACTTTGCGGAAAAACGGCATATTGTGATATTATAAGCATAGAACGCCCTCCTGTAACACGGGGCGAGTTCTTGGATATAAAAAGAATCAATGTGATTAGTTGCACAACATATCCAGATTGTTCTTATAAAGAACGTGTGGAGTTGGCATTTGTCCCATGCGGGAAAGATGGCATGATATATGGAGTTGATAACAAAAAACGTATTGTTGTCAAACTTGATATTGAAACGGGATATACACCATTCTCGGAAACAGCAAGTGCAATGAAAACCGCCTTAATATCCAAGGTTAAGAATATACGGAATATTGATATTCTGATAAAAGCATTTCAATATAGAAAATACTATTGTGAGGTATGACACTACTAAGAAAAGTAATACACGTTGAGCTGAATGAGCCGTACAACGATAAACACCATTGGTATTTTGGCAGCATATTAGCAATATACGACACTCTGCCTGTTGATGTTGTTGGCATAGCTCATACATCATTGTGGAATGTACTTTCTAAGAACGGGAAGTACACAACGAAGACTGCAACAATAAGGCTTGGGGTTCTTCACACGAAACAAACAAACAGAGGAAAGAAAGGTAACGGCAAAGGAGGTTGATAGTTGCCCCTCAAGCATAACAAAGATTTCAAATGATGTTGAAATAATACCCCAAAATGTTTTCGTTTCAGAAATTTGTTGTATCTTTGCAATATAAATAAGGCTCTCAATTGGGAATCAGCGTGGATTGTAGTTCCACGAAAACAATACCAATGGTGAGCCTTATTTTTTTATTCTATGTTGTTCAATATGGAGGGATTGTCCGAAACGCTCCATACAAGGCAAGTCCCGTCATGGAAATGTCTAACAATTATCCAACACTTATTACCGCCTATTTCCGTTTCAAACAAGTGCATTGTAGCCGTAGCCATGTGTTCATCAGCACCACTGCCACGATATACGGAGTTATCCAGCAGACTTTGCAAATCCAACAGAGCCTCGTTCTTTGCATCAACATCACCAAACGGTTGGTTAAGCCATTCCTTAACGCTACGGTTTGACATTGTGGCGGTCAGTCCTATTTGCGACAATGCTATTTCTTTGCCCACCAGCGCAGCAACAGCAAGCCGCCTTATAACCTTTCGCCTTTCCTTTGTTTCGTTGGATAGAGGCGTTCTTACGGGTCGGTAGCCGTTAAGTGCATCCGTTATACCTTGCTCATTGTCTTTGTAGAAATAAGGTAGCGTTCCAGCACTCTTTGCCTTTTCCATGCGTTCCGCATTTTTCCTTGCCCACCTTACTATACGGTTCGGCATTGCAGTCACCTCACCAGAACACTCTGCATTGTCTGGGCTTTTGCCATCAAGGATATTGTCTAACATCTTATCAAGCTCTCCATGTGTGGCAAGCACAGGCACTTGGTAGCAACGGCAATTCGGATGCCAGCCAGTCCACTTTATTGTCTTGGGATAGATACCTTTCAAATCATCGCAAATGTCGGGGACAGGGTGGTTGTTGCTCAACTTGATTTCAATGCCTATGACAAAGGGCATATCTTGCCATCGGTCATATTCTGCCGTGCGGTAGGCTATATTGGTTTCTGTCCGTGCAAGCCTTTGTGCGTTTCGGTATGAGGAACGATAAACGCCTCGTCCGGGGTGGTAGTCCTTGGGGTTATCATCAATCCACTTGTAAGACTGGCTTTCTTTGTCGTATATCCTACGTTTCCACACTCGCCCATACACAGGGTTGCCGTTTTCATCCTCACCAACCTTTACACGAAAACGCCTGTACCATCTATCGGGGTCGTTCAAATACTTCTGAATGGTGGTAGCCAAGCGATTTGCAGCCGTACCCTCACCAATAGCCAAGTCAAGCGTATTCTCCAACTCTTTCTTGTAGGCTCCCGTGTATCTCCACACCCTTTGAGAAAGGTTCAATCCGCTTGTGCCTGTCTTTCTTGAAAAAAAGGCGTTCATGGCTTCTTGGTTGTGCTGAAAGTATTTTGCAAAGAATGGGTTTTCTATCGTACTATCACCAAACACCGCCTTAACAAGTTCGTCTGTGTGTTCGTTAGATTTGAGCCATTCCCTTTCTACTCCCTTGCGTATGGTCTGATAGATACGGCTATACATATTGCGCAATATGGGTGTTACTTGCTCGCTATACCCATAATCAGCAAAGGAGAATGGCTTTCCACTCTCCAAATCTGTATTCTTCACCAAGTTAATAATCTGCATCATCACATCACGGTACACCGCCCTTATATTGGCAGCATACCCCTCTGTGCGCTTGAATAACTCGGCTTGCGCTTTCTTATAGTCTATCTTTGCCATTGGTTGTTACTTCTTACTGAATTTGTCGCAAATGTCCCTTTCAAGAAACTTGGAGTATTGAAAGAACTTGCAACGGCACAATATCATGTGTCCGTCAAGTGCCTTGCTGTGTGGGTCGTATGAGTGTTTGCAATCCTTGCACGACAACCCTAATTCCTTGGGTGATTTCGCTTTCTTAGCCATTGAATAAATTTTTAATCAGTTCTTCTTTCGTTGGGAAACAAGCACTATCCAAGAAATACAAGTGCTGTGGGTTGTTGCGTGTGCCTGTGTTGGTATGCTCCACGTTACGCACGAATGTACGCAATGAGTTACGGAACACCTCAATGGCAGCGATACGGAAACAATGCGGTCTATTGTTAAGCATAGTCCACACTTCATCACCTATGTTGTATTTGGTCTTTACTTCCATTATTCAGCCTCCCCGAACACGTCCATTTTGTTTAACTCCATTTGCTGTGCAAGTCTTTCGGCTTGCTCTGTCTTAATACGCTCCATTTCTGCCTTGCTGTCCTTTACAAGGTAGGACTTTTCAACATAGCTTTCAAGGCTCAATGCGCCATCGTTGTACTGCTTGGAAAGGTCGGCAAGCATTTCACTTACATCATCACCAAATGGTTCTTGGAACTCATGCCCCAATTCAAGCGCATCATATTCTGCCTTGTGTCGGTAGTCAAGCACGTTGCCCATTATGGCTTTCATCAACGAGGCGTGTCGGTTCATATACCCATCGTGCTTTTCCTTGTGTCGCTCTGCCTTAATGACTGCAAGCAACATCACTTTGCGAATAGCCTTTGCCGACAGGTTGCCGAGGCTTTTCATGTTGTCAAAGTCTATGTTTGGAGTGAACGACTTGGAAAGAATGTGCTTATCCAACCGCTCAAACTGATTTTTCTTGCTCTCGCTTGCCTGGTCCCATGTGAGATAACGCACTTCGCCTCCATTTTTGAGAATGAATAGCTTTGCCTCTTCCTCTGACTTGGGTAATGAGTTGAGAATTTCAGCGGTTGCCACCATTGCGGGGTTGGCGAAGCGGTCGTTTACATCCGCATCCACGCTTTCCATTGTTTCCTCACGCTCAATCATCGGCTGTACATCTGCGTGCTCTGGCTCTTGCTCAAACAGCAAAACAGGTATCTTGCCTATGGGGTTAGCCATTCTCTGAACTTCCCAACCGACACTACCACGCTTGCACAGATAGATTGTATCTGCCGTATATACATCTATGTGGTGAATGGTTCGGTTGCCTTGCTCTGTGAGGTAGTAACCCCACGCAAAGGCTTTGAGCCGTCCGTATTGGTCTTTGAGCGTGTATATGTCATCATTGTTTTTCTTGCTCAACACATTCAGCAAAAGCCGTGGAGTGTTGTCTGCATCCCTGTAAACATGGTAGAGAATGGCAGCACACCCCTCCGCACCTGCTGCTCGCTTGGCTTCACGCACGGCACTGTCAAAGCGTGTTTGGCGCATCAGCTCTTGGTAATAGTCAAATGCGTTGTCTGTGTTCTCTGACAACTGCGACCATTTTACAGGTCTGCCATACAGAAACACGAGGGAAATCTCATTGATGAATTTCTGATAGGGGATAGGTATCTTGTTACGCTTGCTCCAGCGTAGGAAATTGCCCTTTTTGTCGAACACTGCCCTGTCCTTGCGCTCCATTACCTTGTGAGTGCTTACCTCGTACTCCAACAGATTACGGCTCGCCACCTCTGAACGGCTACTAAGCATAGCAACCGCCCTTGTCACATCGCCAGCGGTTAGAAGCTCATCGAAACTTTGCTGATAACCAATAGCCGCCTTTAACTCATTCGTGATAGTCTGAATTATGCCCATTGTATGATATTGTTATGTTAAACCTAAAATTCGCTCTATGTTATCGGGTATATCCACTTCGTTGTAATCAAACCAACAGCGCATCAAAAGCATATCTCGCCAGTCGGGAGAACAACCGATTTCAACCTTTATTTCTTCCTTGGGTTTGAGTTTAAGTTTGCCGTCACTGTCCGCTTTCCATGTTTGCAGTTGTTCAAGCTCTCTTACTATCTGCTCCCTTTCCACTTGGCTAACAATGTCCGCATCTATGCCTATTTCATTTGCGTTGATGTGTTCGGCAAGTTTATAACCGCATTGTGTCTGTAAGTTTTGGTAGTTCTCGCCTTGCATCGGTGTGGAGTTGTTCACAAAGCCGTTGATGTCGCAGAAGTCCACCACGCCACCGCCCACACCGTCCTCATCTACAATGCACCTGTGGTTTGGTATGCGGTATTTCTTTTGCTTGGCGTTTATCCATGTCTGAATGTCCGTCAGCTTGCTTGTCGGAAAGCAAATCTTTTCAATGATGAAATATCCATCCCATACAGCCAAACGTGCGTAGTCAGCACCAAATCGGGCAATATCGCCCGTTATGTAGTGTTTGCCTGTCCGTATGGCTAACTTGTTGCCGAATATGGCGCATATATCATCATGTGAGCAAAGGGCGTTGGGGTTATCGTCATACTCCCAATCTCCAAGAAACAGACGGGCAAACTTAACCTTGTCGGATGTCGTTTTCAATCCCTCTATATAGTCGGGGTCAATGAATGGGTTTTCCTGTACCAAGCAAGCAATGTAGTAGCGGTATTCTGCAAGCTGATTTGTCTTGTACGGCTTGTAGAAAATATCGTACATCCAATTTTTCTTTGGGTTACAGGTGATGAATAGCTTTCGCTTTAGTCCGTATTCTTCATTAAGGCAGCGACCGATACGAGTTTTAAGCGTGTCATACGCTCCAAAGTTCACCTCACCGCCCTCCTCAATCCAACCGCCTGTGAACTCAATAGAGCCGTAGCGTTCATAAAGTGGGTCAGACGGTTTATATTGCAAGTCAAGAAAATCAATGCGTGAGCCATTGTAAAACTGAATGTAGTTCAACTGTCCATTGAAACTCCACAAAGCTTCTGGCACTCCATACATCGTACAAACACGCTTGAATGTGATGTAAGTTGATTGCGTGATACGCTTCAACTCGGCACGACCGATAAACCACTTTGTACCCGGATAGGCAAGACACATAAAGAGCAACCACACGGCACCAGTCCACGACTTTGCACCACCAGCAGCACCACCATACAGAATTTCAACGTGTTCGCTGTCTGTAAGTATGGTTAAGGCTTGCTGTTGCTTGTCGTGGTTCTTTCCGTCACGGCACGTTATAAAATCGAAACGACCACGGCGGAAAAGCTCCGTTTTGACTGCAAGAGCCATTGGCATTGATATGTCTTTATTGTTCCTTGCCATTCTTTGCGCTGTTCCTTATCTTGTCAAGTAGCGTGTTATATGTTATCAGTTCATCATCGGACAGAGCCGACAAATCCAAGTTGTTAGACACATTGGCGTTTATCTCGCCCTCTATGTTTTGGGTAGCCTTGCCAAACACACGGTCAAAGAGCATTTCAACCGTTGAAGTGCGACCGTACCGAATATCTGAATTTATTGCCGAAATGATGTTCAATACCCAAATGGGCGTGTCCTTGTTTGGCTTGCTCGGATTTTCGGGGTCTTTCAGTAGCGGTTCAAGTTCCGCTGTTGAACTCTCATAAAGGTGCTGTATGACTTTGAGTATTTCTTCTTTGCTGCTTTGCGGATTTACCTTTTTGCCTGTTGTGGATTGAATGTATTTAAGCACAGAAAGATTGCCCCGACCCCTTTTCTTGGGTTGGTTCTCGGATGTAAAGCGGTTGCCCTTTTTATTTCCTTTCTCAAATAGTGCCATTCGTTGTAAATTCGTTGATTTCTTTTATAGCGTGTTTATCAAACACACTTAATAACTGCAAAAAATCGGACAGCGAAAAACACCGCCCGACTTCTTCACTTGGTAAATCGGCTTTTATGCCTGTTCCTCTTGTGCTTTATACTTATCGTAGAACCAAGCGACCAAGCCACCCTCCATGTAATTATCTAAATCGTCATAGGCATCCAGTTCATCCATGAGTGCCTCGGCTTTGTCAATTACACCTGTGAGTAACTTTTGCTGTTCATCGGTAGCGTTCCACACTTCGATTTCGCCATTTAGCTGCTGCTTGATTACTTTAATCTCGTCAGCGGAAAGTTCAATCTTTTTCATCGTTATACTGTTTTATTAAGTTGGTCGTTCATTTAGAGTTTGTACTTCTTGGCGATAGCCTTAACCGCCTTTGTGTATTTGTCGGACTTGCCATGTACTGCCTTGGTTACGGTTTCTGCCCAGAACTCGCTAACATTGGTTGTGGCATACTTGCCATAGCCTTTCTTTTTCTTGTCACGACTCCATTTCTTGTATAGGGCGTTTACTTCCTTACCTGCTGCCTTTTGGTTTGCGCCTGTCATGTGGGCGTTCCATGTAGCGTGTGCAAGTTCATGTGTTACCGTATGAGCAACAGGCTTGTTTGTGGTCGTACTCCAACCGCTTTTGTAATTCTTGGAGTGTTCCCTTGATACATTCTTTGCGCCTGTGTCGAAATGCTTTCTATCCAAGTACACAGCCTCGGACTTGCCGCCCCTTGTAACGTGAACACCATAGGCAGAACCGCCCAAATCGGCTAACTTCACGTTTCTTTGACGCACACCCATAACAGCATGATAACGAGATATAGCCTCTTTTGTCGCTTTGTACATAGCTTTGTCTTTCATTTCAACGAGTGAACCAACACGGCTTATTTTGCCCTTGTATTGTCCACCTCCGTCATTGGTTCCAGCCTTAACGCCAGCACTATTTCTTCCCATAGCTGTTTACTTTTGACGATAAAACAATGAGGGGTTGTCAAGTACGCTATCAAGCACCACCAATCCCTGTTCCTTTGCCTTGATTTCCTCTTTGAGTTTTTCAAGTTCTTCTTTTGTAAGTTGGCTTTCTGTCAAACCGTTTTCTTCCAACACTTGCTTTATTTTATCTTCCATATTGCAAAGTTATATATTTAGTTGTTCTTTTTACTATAATCCCATCCGTATTTCTTGGCAAGTATTTTCATAACCTTGTGGAAATGTGTAACTTCTGCTCTTGCTATGTTGCTTTCATTCCACCCTGTTTTGGTTAGATAACTATGCCCCTGTTTAGATACCGTTCTGTTCGCATCCGCAAAAGCCTTTGACGCAACATCTGCTGATACACCCCAACCGCCCTTTGGTCTTTTCACAGAAAACGTGTATGTCGGGGTTACGGCTCGCATTTCTTTTGCATTTACCTTAATGGCAGACCTTATATCATCGCTTGAAAACGAGTTACCTATGCGCCTAATGCCATTTGTGCCAAGTGAGCGAGGGTGATTGTGGGTCAATATACTATTTGCGGGTATCTTCTTGGGGTCAAACTGCACCTGTGCGCCCTTACCACCGATTGAAGAAACAATATCGCCCTTGGAGTTGAAAACGTGCAATGTTTCATCTTTGTTGCGCCTGTATTTCTGTTCCATGCCTACGATATTCTTAACCATTTTTGCAGTATATCCCTTTTCAGTCGCACCTTTGGAGCCGCCAGAACTTCCACCCTTACCGCTTGATGTTACACCTCCGCTGTTCCTACCCATAGCTTACTTCTTTTTAGCGTTGATAAAATCGGTAATGTAGAGCAACCCGTGCTTTCGGCAAAAGTCTTGGATTTCCTCACCACCACCATAAACCACCAAGTTTGGGCGTTCAAGCCCACTTATCTCCTGTGCTACTTTTAAGTCAGACTTCAAGCTCTCCATCCAACCATCCAAGCCACGGGTAAAGAAAGCGTTGTACCCCTTTGGTATGCCCATTTTGTTGTACTCTACAAACTTGTGGCTCACGTTAAGGTCTGCATACACCTTTATTCCGCACTCTTGAAAATAGCGTGAAAGCCAGCGTTTCTTGTAAATGAGTTGAAGCCCCCATGCAATAGGTGTTTGGTCGTGACAACTACAATTCGGCTCTACTACCGCCTTGCATCCGCTTGTGAGTATTTTTATTGGGTCTTTGAACAACGCTTCAAACCGATAATCATCTACATAGAAATGATAAGTCGCTACATCTTTGCGTAGTCGGCTGTTTGCACCCCAAGGACTAAGCGGCAATTCCACCTTGCCAGCTTGCTGTTCAAGCAGAAGATTGGGAATTTCAAAGATGTTGTCGCTCTCATACAAGCAATCGTTATACATGGAACGGTAGAAAGCCTCCTTGTCATTCACCTCATCATCGGTGCTTTCGCTTTCGGCTTCATCATCATCTTCTTCATCTGTCTGTTGCTCGACCTTTGCAGTCTTCTTTTTGCTCTTTGGCTGTTCTTCCTCATCGTCTGGAAATGTGATTCCGATAAAGTCAAAGTTTACATCTTGAAAGGTCGGTTCTACTGTCAGAGCGTTGTAGTCCCAATCGCCATTGTTGATGTTTGAGCGCAATATGATGTCAATGCGCTCATCTTCTGTAAGGTCAGAATAAAGTACGGTTGGGACTTCTTTCATTTTGAGTTTCTTAACCGCCTTGAGGCGTTGGTTGCCAGACAACACTACAAGTTGTCCGTCCTGTTCCTCCAACGCCATAGGCTGATGTTCCCAAAAGCCGTTAATGCGGATGGAGTCCACCAAGCGGTCAAACTCTGCCTTGGTTATCTTGCGAGGGTTGCTTGCCAATGGGTGCAAGTCCGAAACCTTGCGGTACTTCATCTGTTCAACATTCATCGCTCACCTCGCTTTCTTCCTTGTCAGTAGTGCTATCCATGCAATCGGGGACGAGGTTATCCTCGTCCTCAATTACACAGAAACATTTGCGTATGTATTCAGCCAAGCGTACAAGGCGGTAGTGTTTCCTGTATTTGAGGAACACAATCCGACTTCCATCGTTGGTATCAACGCCATAACCATAGAAACGCCCTCTGTAATCAATGGGCAGCTTAACCGAACCTCCATAGATATACAGATATTCGGCACCAACCTTTGTGATTGTTGCTGTGCGGTTGTACTCGCCATTAAGGAATATAACCACCTTTTCGCCCGCTGTCAGCGGTGCTTTAGGCAGCAGTTGCGCCACCTTTTCGCCTATCCATTCCCAGCCGCCCAGATAAAGGACACCGAAAAGGAGTAAAGCCGTTGCTATGCTAATTATTGCCGTTGTCATACCGTTGTGATTTACTTGGTGAATGTACTTTGCAAAGATACTAATTTTGTGTTTAACAAACACATATTTAACGAAAAATTTGCTTAAAGACCGTAAACTAACATAGCCGCATCCCTGTTATGCTCATTTGTGCGACTTTGCCAGCCCGTTATTGCCTTGAAACTCTCGCCTGTAAGTTTGGTTACATTGCGCTTAGGAGCAACCATTTCGTACTTGACATTTCTTTTCGTCTTGCACAAGTCTGAAAGAAAATCATCCCAGATGCTTGCATCACGCTTTACAGAGCCGACACCTTGCAGTTTCTTCCGTTCTTGCTCACGGCTCATTCTCTCTGTTCCGAACCATGTTCTTTGCCGTGGGTCTTCGACACGCACAACTACCTCAATACCCGATTGGACATACTCATTCACAATCTCCATTGCCTTGTGTATTGCCATTGTTTCAAGCAAGAGAAACTGTCCGCTGCCCCATATAGCCACGCCTGTATGCGTTCCCGTGTCTATGCCGATATAAGCCTTTCCTATTATCTTAGCCATTGCCACGTTTGATTTTGATGTACTGATTACCTGTATTTACATACTGTAAGGTCATAATGTACATAACCCTGTAAAAACTATCACGCCCCGCCACTTTGATAATGTCCTTTTTGAGTTTACGAGGTAAACGAAGAGGCGTGTTCCTGTCTTTCTTTCCCATGTTACTTTGCCTTTTTATATTCTTTCATTGCCGAGTGCAAGCTACTTGTGCTGTCAAGCAGCGTAATGAGCCTATCAACATCAACTGTCTTTTCTCCGTCCAGATACGCCCATACGCTACGCAATGCGTCCGCAATGGCTTTAGCTTGCTTACTGTCCTTGAGGGCACTCTGTACCTCTTTGTTAGTTGCCGTTGTCTTGCCGTTCGCTTTTGCAGTTCTTAGAGCCGTCTTCGCTGCCCTTACTTGGTCGTTCTCATGGGCGTATGTGCTGCTAATCTCTCTTGCTGCCTTTGCCGACAATTCACCGTTGGCAATTTTATCTTGTAGGTATTGCGGCAAGTCCAACAGCGAGAGGCACTTGCTGATAAATGCGGGCGATTTTTTGAACTTTTCGGCAATCTCAACTTGCGAATAGCCAAATTCTTCTTTGAACCGTCTAAACATTATAGCGCACTCCAATTCAGAGAAACGCTTGCCCTCATTGCGCATCATCTGTTCAATGTAGAGCTGTTCTGTGGTTGCACCCTTTGGGGCTTTCAGAGCCTTAATGAACGGAATGGTTGCACCCTCACTTATGGCAAGCATGGTTGCACGGTATCTTCTTTCACCATCCACCAGCTTGTATTTCTCCACTCCATCCTCTTTGAATGGAATGACGGTAACGGGGTTAAGCACACCGTTTGCCTTTATCTGTTCTTTGAGTTCGTTCAAATCGAAATCTCTACGCACGTTAAAACCGTCCATAACCACAATGTTACGAGGGTCTATCAGAAACAGGTCTGTGCGTTTTGTTGCGTTCAATTCCATATTAAAATCGTTTTTTGTTAAAATACTATTCCACAAACAAGCAAGTAAACATTGTAAGCCACGTTGTCGCTTGGGTGTTCATTGCAATATTCACCCAATTTTCTTGCCATGTCCCTGACTCTTTCCTTTTCTCTTTTCAGCCTCTGTATTTTCATACTGTATGCCTTTAGAATAAATACTGTTGCCGTTGTTCCCATTCAAGCCGCTTCATAGCCTTTTCAAAGTATTTTGGTAAAATCTCGCAGCCTATGAAGTTTCGTTTCTCCAAGTAACACGCAATGGCAGTTGAAAAGCTGCCAGCATACGCATCAAAGATAGTATCGCCCACATTGGAGTGTAACATCAACAAGTGGCGCAATAGATTGATTGGCTTTTCGGTTTCGTGCAATCTGTTCTTTGCCTGTGGCGGTTGGTCGTGAAATGTTTTCATTTGCAGTTCATATCCGAGGTTGTTGTAAGTAACACCCTTTGAACGGACATAAACTATAAATTCAAGATTGTTGATGTAGCACACATTCCCCAACGGCATAGGGTTTGGCTTATCCCATACGAGCAAAGTTGCCACATATCCCTTGTTTTCCCACCATGTCATTATTCGCCCAATTTGCTTGTTGGAGCAAAACACGCAGATGTTCACGCCTTTACAGATACGCTCTAACTCGCTAAATACCTTGTCGTAGTCAATGCCTTGCGACACGAAGTAAAGGGAGCTGTTCTTTCGTGACTGAATTTGCTTTCTTGTGCAAAAATCACCATGTGAGCCGCCACCGTTCAAGTCCAAGTCGTAGGGAATATCAGAAAGAATGAAATCAACGCTGTTATCTGGCATATCTTTCATTACCTCCATGCAATCGCAGTTGTAACAGGTGCAATTCTTCAATATCAGTGGTTCATTCTTCATCACCAAAGTATTCTTCGTTTTCTTCTAAGAAATTATCCAGTGCATCATCACACCAGTTACCCCCGCACAAACTATCCTGTCTATGGCTTATCTCTCCATTGCGCCACGGGCAGAACTCGCACATTTCTTCACCAAGTATATTTTTGTATTCCTCTCTGCTCATAGCGTTATATTTTTGCAATTCACACCTTGCCTTGCGTAAATCTTCCGCATCAAAAACATTCTCGCTCATAGCCTAATATCTGAAATCCGTAAAGTGAATAACCACACCCTCAAAGATATTGCTCTTGCATCCGCACTTGCCAAAGAAGTAATCAACGAAATCTTCAACGCTCAATCCGTCATTGTTAGCAATGTCTTCTATCGGCACACGCTTGTTGTCAATCCAGCATTGGGGCAGCGCATCGTCAGACGAATATGTCATTGTTATGTGTTGCAGTCCTATCTGGGCAAGCTTCTTTATCTCTCGTTGTTCTGAACGGTACGGTCTTTCCGTCCATTCACGAATGGAAAGTATCTTCTTCCCGCTGTTCACCTCATCACAACGCTTTGCCCATAGCCCTTTTTCATCCATACGGACAGTATGTATCTTGTGGTTGGCATAGAGCAAATTCGCAAACATTGTCGGTGTTCCAGCCTTGGTATGCTTAACAGGGAATACCCTGTTAAGCATTAGTATTACGTTTTTCTTCATGCGTAAAATTGTTTGTCAAACACACATTACGGGTAAAAATAAAAGGCTACTTGCGCCTACTACCCCCATGTAACTCAATCACGTTGAAACTCTTGAAGCGGTCTATCAGACGGCTTTCAAAGCGTTCTTTCAGTTCGGTAACAGTAAGGTTGCTTGTAATGTGATACCGCTTTCCGTACTGTTGGTATATCTCATAGCGAGCGAAAAGAAATTCATCGGTAATCTGGGTAAGCAGCGTTCCGAAACTCTTTTGCTTTTCTGTTGCAAGTCCGAGGTCGTTAAGACATACAGCAAATGGCATAACACCATCGTAGCACTCTTGCGAGCTTGCGCCCTTAACCTCATTGTAGGTGTACTTGTCAATGTGTCCATACACCTTGTGGTAGTTCATAAGTTGCGTCATACTGATATTGCGAAACATATTCTCGTTATTGGTTACTCTTAGATAATCAGAGAATATTTGCATTATCATTGTCTTGCCTGTGCCTGGTTCTCCAATAAGCAAGATATTCTTGTGCAACTTATAGTTTTCGTTGGGGAATACGTTTTCTGCTAAAATGCAGTTGTTGAAGTAGTAGGTCAAGAAGCGCAACACCTTAGAGTTGTGTTCATCAACAATAAAGTCGGAAAACTCACGCAACATATAGTTCTTGCCAATGCTAACAATGAGATTAACGTGCTGTGAATACTCTTTAGGGTCTGTTAGGTCGTATCTAAAACCTTTCAGAATACCCTTTCTGTGTTGGGCTATCAGAGCTTCCGCCCGCTGTTTCGTCAAGTGGAATCTTTCCGCTTGCATATCCTGTATGATTTTCAATGCCTCTTCCTGTGTCTTGGGCAGTTGAAGCTGCTTTCCGTTGAGTACCATATTTAATATATTCTTCGTTATACCTATCAACTACCCAATTAAGGATAGCCTTATAATCCGACTTGTACCGCTTGCCTTTTGAACCTTTGTAGTTGTCAAGTATCTCTATCATCCGCTTTGCCGCATCCTCTCCGTGTTCGGCACAGAGCTTGGCGTATTCATCACGGGTAAGTGTGACACATTCGGCATAGTTGTACTTTTTCTTTTTCTCCACCATTTGCTTTTGCTTTTCTGTGAGTGGTGGCGGTGCATCATCGCTACTTGGCTCGTTAGGGAATAACAAAGGCTGTTCTTGTTTAGAAGTAGGCGGTGACTCAATAGGGCTTGGTGTTGCAGCCTTATTCCCTTTTTTCGGTGCTTCGCTAATCCTATGCTTCATCGCATCACCGCCTTTCTTGCCAGCATTGCGCCTTTTTTCGCTTATATCAGCTTGTTTCACCATGTCAGCGGAATAGTACACGCCTTTGTGGTTTAACGACAGCACACCGCAATCTATGAGTTCCTGTATCGGTTCATCATCAGTACAACCAGACAATGCTACCAGCTCGTTAAGCGTATATGGCGCATTGTTGGGCTTTACCAACATTCCACGTTGGGAACTTTCCCACATATAGCAGAGCAAACCGACCCACGCACCCTTTGCCATAAGCGAAAGGGTATTGACACGAGGGTCTGTGAGCCAAGCCCCCGTGTCAAAAGGCATAAGTGAGTGTTTCCGCTTATCTGCCATACCCCTTAGTGTTTATGCTTCCATAATGGCAATGTCGGGCGCAATCTCACGGATTTTACCTATAACATCGTCAATGCAACGGTCACGGTACTCATCTGCTACCTCCTTGGCACCAGGCGATACGAGTTGCAAGTACACCTCTCCGTCTGAAAGGTAATGGTCGAACTCCACAACAATAGGTGTCTTCTCCGTACCCTTGAAGATGGCGATATTAACAGTGAAGTCCTTTGGCAGATTGCTTTCCACCTGTGTACGGTACACATCAGCACGACTGCCAGACGGGTCACGCTGCTTCTCAATCTCTGACTTTGCGTTTGCAGTGAAGTTCTTGAGGGCAGAAACGAGTTTCATGTTTTCCTCTTTCTTGTCGAACACGGCACGGTTAAGGCGCAAGAACTGTCCGAGCTTTGCGGGAATCCAGCCTGTCTTCTCATCGTTGATGTGAAACTTCTCGAAGATTTCAGAGTAAGCAGCCTTGCCTGTGAATGTGGACTTGGTGTAGTTGTCACGCTCGTTGATAGTAAGCGTGATAGTCATTGCCTCACGGTTCACAACAATGTTGGCTTCCTTCTGGTC